ACGTCTGTTAGCTCCTCCAATATCGCAATAAGGAAATCCGTCTGGCCCATCTGCCGCAGATCCGAACCCAATAATAATAGCCGCTCCGCTTTGATGACCGCCGGTATCAAAAACACGCGGCGATGCATTTGGCGTTTTATACCAGTTCTTATGTACCTCACAAAGAACCGTAAAAGGAAGATTATAAAGATTATTCTTAATGGGAACTGTAACTATATCGCTTGCGCGGGTCGCCGCCGTCGTTCCTGATATAATAAAAGATGATGCACAAGGCCCATTTTCTACTTGTGGGGTGGCCAGATAAATATAGTCACCAGATACGGTTGCTCCGCCCTGCTTAGGAGAATACTGTATCTGAGAACCTATTTTTAACTCCCCATCAATTGCCTGAATTGTTGCCTCTGCAAAAATCCATCCAGTAGCTTCGTCCTTTCTGACTCTCGCTGTAATCCTTGAGGTAGCACTGCCTGTCATATTAATTTCAAGCGTTTGTGTATCAATATACGCATCACCAAGAAAAGTTGTTGCGCTACCGTCATATTTATCAAACCGGATATGCAACCTTACCTGCAGTTCTGTTTTAAAACGACATGAGGTTGTCACGTATTTATTATCGCCTGAGACATCAACTGACTTTGTTGCAGCAATTGATGCCATATTAATGGCTGAGGTTTGCCCAATCAGAGAATCGTTACAGACGAACTTTCCATAGGTAAAACCAAAACTATCCTTCCCGGTTTCGGGAACATCCATATTTGACGATCGCCCCCAACTGGCAGGGTTTTCCGAATTGAGCATGTAGTTTGTTCTTTGCCCCTCAATAAGCAGGCCATCACGTTCAAATCGTGGCTCGTCAATGGCAGCCTCTGTCAGCACACCAGATTTATTAATATAGGTTGCTTTCGATGCGCGGTTAAACTTTACAACCTTATCGACAGGCATCGTTATTTCATCATCACCAATAACAATCTTTTTATATGACGGCGAAAACCCCGTAATCATATCCAGTGAATCATTAAACGGTATCCACACGTCGGGCAGCGGTTGCAATAAATCTTTGTAAGGTTCTGCGGCCTGCCTTGCGTATTCCTCCGCTTGATCTCGCGCACTTTCAGCTCCTGCCTTTGCAGTGTTCGCAGCGTTACGCGCGGATTCAGCGCCAGACTTTGCTGTTTCAGCGCCAGTCTTTGCAGTGTTTGCAGCGTCGCGCGCGGATTCAGCAGCGGTCTTTGCAGTATCAGCGCCTTTCTTGCTGTTTTCTGCATTTGTTGCGCTTGTCTTCGCGTTATTCTCGCTAGTTTTAGCGGCCTTCTGGCTTGCTGCGGCCGCAGCAGCATTGCTCTTTACGTCAGCCTGTATCTGTTGAAGTTTATCCCAATCAAATGTTTCGATGATCTCAATGAATCTGGCAAATTCAGTTTCTTTACTCTGGTAATATCGCAGTGTTTCAGCGACATCTTGCGCCAGGCCATCAACAGTTATTGAATCATGAAGCATGATCAGATAGTTTGTCTTTGCTACAACAGCGCCGCCAGTAGTAATGGCTCGAATGCTTGTGTCGCTAATCACCTCAGTGATTACAGCAGCTTGCATTGGATTTGTTAAGAAAAATATTGTTGCACCAGGGCGAATGAGTGTTAGCTGTTCGCGCCATTTTGTGCCGTATCCAGTTATATAACCTTGCGCGTCCATTGACGCTTGTCCGGTTCTGTAAATTGCCATGCGTTTTCTCCCATGTTGCATGTTAATGTCAATGCAGATAATAGCATTTGCTAAGGCAAAAAAAAACCCCGCAATGCGGGGTAAAGTAGCAGTGACATTTAGAGAATTGATTCAGGTTTGAAAACCTTCCTCTCTATCCCTTGCCTGTAATTATCATTAATCGGCATCATAATTTCAAGTCCTCTTTCCTCGGCAGCAATGATCGCGTCACGATCTGTGCTCTTACAGACAACTCGCATTCTTCTGTTGCCTTTGTACCTGTAAGCTACAATCTCAATGTTAGTTGCATCAAAGCAGGCCCAAACCTCCTGACCAGTTGCAAGGTGAATATGTTGCGCATCAATCCAGTCAACGCAAAGATAGATCGTCTTATCTGTGCTTCCTGTTCTCACAACCGATCCTCTCGTGTAGTCCTTTGCGAGAAAAGACTGCTTACCTTCTTCATCAATGAAAAGCACATTGCACATTTCATCATCAACATCATCGGAATGTACCAAGTAACATGGGAGCGCGTGAATGCATCGACCATCTTTAACACCGCATTCATAATAACCATCTTCAGGCGGGTATATCCCTTCATAGGTGCTTAACGGCGTGCGATCAAATTTTAGTGTTTTTGACATAACGCGCTCGCAGCATTCATGGCTTGCCTGTTTCCCAAACGAATAACCAGAATCACGAGATACTCGCTTATTTGCCTTGATTCTATAGTCCTGCGGAACTTTTCCAAGAAAGCGGCCCAAAATATTGATCACTTCGCTGTAAGGTTCTCCAGTTAGCTTCATGATCCAACCAATTCCAGTATCATTACCGCACACGTTGCAGATCGCACCGCCATCGCCTTTTTTATCTCCAAGTTTATCCGTCCATCTGAAGCGATCCTTTCCGCCGCAGTGGGGGCAAGATTGATGCTTTCCGTTAAAAACTTCATTTGGAAGACCGCAAATACTTTGTAGCGCCTCACGCCATAATCCCTGCATATATGGGAGAACATCTTCCTTTTGATAAACCATAAAGTTTTCGTTGTTCATATGCACCTCAAACAAAAAAGCCTGACAGATGATAACATCATGCCAGGCATTGTTTTTAGCAATTAGTGCTTTCAGGTTTATACAGGAATCCGCCAGGTTCATAATCTGACATTCTTACAACTCGCAACATTTCACGCTTATCACATCTCTTTGTGAGAGGTTTGCCATTGGAATCAAATCGCAGATCTGGACGGCAGAATGAAGCTCGATAGCCTTGACAACCATACTTTTTGTAATCGTTATGCACCTTTTGAGCGCCAGCGGCTGAAATCATACCGCGAACACGCCACTGATTTACGGTTTGCTGGCTAACGTTAAGACGTTTTGCCATTGCTGATACACTTCCGTAATACTCAATAAGGATGTCAAGGCGTGCTTTTAGCCCGGCGCGCACTTCATCTTTTAGTACATAGTATCCTGTAGGGCGCTTGCGCTTTTTCTTATCCTTACCTCGTCGAGTGCCGTTATTGCCATTAATTGTGCGCTTGTCAATCTTGCCAGTTGATACTGCGATTCGCTGTTCTTTCATTATTCATTCTCCAATAGCATTTTTTGTTAAACGATGATTTAATGATTGTGTATTATACACGCCAAATGGCATTACTCAAAGGTTTTAGAATGATTCCAAACATTGAAAAGCAAATATCAGCACTTGGTGAAGCGGTAATTAAATCCATTCAGGAGCGATTCACTGTTGGCGAGATTGTGCCTTACCCTTACCAGTGCGTTGCATACGCTGAGATCGCAAAGCGTATGAAAAATTATGAGCATCCATTCTTTGTTAAAGCGTCCGTATCGGCTGGCAAAACATTGATGTTTGCAATGGTTGCTCACCAGTGCCGGAAAATGGGCTTAAAAATGATGGTGCTTGCTCGCCAGGCTGAGATTGTGGATCAGGATTCCGAAGAGATAACAAATCTTGGCGTACCGAACTCCATCTATTGTGCAGGACTGAAAACAAAAAGCGCATACTTTCCGATCGTTGTTGGTTCTGAGGGAACTGTAGTTAATGGACTATTTAAAGCGCTTGGCGACTATGTTCCGCACGTTATCGGGATTGATGAATGTCACCAGGTGGATTGGGAAGACCTTGCCGACGCAATAGAGAAAGACGAATCATTTTTACAAATGACGACAAAGAAAGGCGAAAAAGTACCAAATCCAGATTATGACATAACAAAGGGAAGCAGGAATAGAAATACAGAGTTCCTGATTGGTGAGGATGGCTTGCCAATTGAGGGAACAGGCCGCACACAATACACTGTCATTATCATGGAAATGATGCGACGTTGCAGGAAAGCATATGGCCATGAACTACGCATATTTGGCATGACTGGATCGGAGTTTCGCGGTGTAGTCCCAATACTGGTAGAAGATAAAAAGCAGAAAGGATTCTGGCGCGAACAGGTTACTAATATTGACACCAACTACCTTATAAAGTTCGGATCTGTTGTTCCGACTAATTTTGGCGACGTTGGCGATCTCGGGTATGACCTTTCAGAGTTTGAGGCATCCAGTGAGGATGGCGTTGCAGACTTTGACGCTAAAACGCTTCGCAGGATGGAACAAAAAATTCATGAAGAAGCGACCATGACAAAGCGCATCATGGCGAAAGTTCACGAGATCTGTAAAAACCGTAACGGCGTACTTGTGACATGTGCAGGAGAAAGGCATTGCAAAGAGGCTTCGGCAGCATTGCCACCTGGAACTACTTACAGGATTATTACTGGTAAGACTGGCGATAACCAGCGCAAGGAGTGGTTGAAAGAAGCATACGAGGGGAAAGTTAAATACATCTTCCAGGTGCAGGCGCTAACTACTGGCGTTAACGTGCCGTTTTGGGATACGTCTGTTATTCTGCGTAAGATTGGATCTCTTACGTTGCTGATTCAGCTTTTAGGGCGCGGAATGCGACTACTTAAGAAGTGGCATAAGGAGCAAGGATTCCAGAAAGATGATCATCTCGTCATGGATTTTTCAGGAACGATGGACGAGCTAGGGGAGCTTTATTTTGATCCGATACTGGAACAGGCGCAGCACCAGAAGCGATTCAGAAATGGTAAAGATCCGAAGCCTTGTCCTGTTTGCGGAACTCTTAACAGCTATTATGCTCGTCGTTGTATGCACGTAGACGAAAACGGCAACAGATGCGAATGGTTCTTTAAATTCAGGACATGTGATGATCAGATTGACCCGCGCACTAAAAAGATTATTCATCGCGGTTGCGGAACGAAGAATGATATTGCGGCCAGGGTATGCAGACATTGCGACATGTCATTGATTGACCCTAACGAGAAGTTAAGCGGAAAGCACTACACAAAAAACGACTGGTTCCAGGTGCAATCTTTCGCTGTTGACATGACGAAAAACCAGAAAGGGATAATATTTAATTATGAGCTTTCCGATGGCATAGATACTTTCAAGGCGAGAGAGATATTTTTCCCTGAATCTGAAAGCCAAATTTGTCGCGCAAAATGGCGAAGCGTTGCTCTTAAGCACATACCAGATCGCCGTGTCGCTGGCATGGTCGCTAGCTATCGCAATGCACGTAAAATCATGCAATATGTGAATCACATCATGCCACCATCGCGTGTGACTCACCGCAAGACTAGCAAGGGCGAAGATAATTTGTACAAGAAGGAATTTAATTATGGCAATGACTGATAAAGGCGATTATCTGGAGTTTTACGAAAGAGATCCAACAGATACGCTAAAAGAGGAATCACACCAGATCGGGGCGTTTCAATGGTTAACTTATGCTCACCCTGAATTACTGGCATGGCATACGAAAAACGAGGGCGACAAGGGGATCGCCACCGCAATGATGGATCAGCAAGCTGGGCTTGTTAAGGGAGTAAGTGATTTTATCATCCTGATTGGATTAAAAGGTCGTTACCCGTTCGCGGCAATTGAGATGAAGCGCGTCAATAAGTCCGGCAAGGGAAAGGCTTCACCAGTCAGCAAGGAACAAAAAGCCTTCTTGCGTCGTGTGCGTGAGCTTGGCGGATTCGCTGCCGTAACCTACGGATATAAGCAATTCATGATCGCAATTGAATACATGATGAAATAGCACTTTTTGTTAAAACAGGCGCGAAGGATTGCGCCATAATAACACCAGTTCAACAAGCAACAGGTAATTAAGAAATGAGCAAAGAAACTGAAGTGACATTTGAACAAATAGAACGCGAAACATTCATTGGCAATGATCTTGCTACTGGTGGTCATTACCAGGCTGTTAAACCAAATCAATATTTCAAAGTGACTGGCAACCGCTATAACGGCAGCAATACGCCGGACATTGTGCGCGATTTGTGGTCTACTCCGTCTGAGCTTGTCGCATGGATGGAAAGCGAATACGGTGATTATGACATCGACGCGGCGGCGAGCAAAGAAAATGCCGTATGTGAAAAATTCTACAGCAAGGAAACAAATTGCTTAAAGCGTTGGTGGGGTAGTAATAAGCATATCTGGCTTAATCCACCGTACAGCAATATTACGCCTTTTGTTAAGAAGGCGATTGAGCAAATGGAACACAACAACCAGATCGACATACTGTTACCTTGCGACACATCAACAGGATGGTTTTATGAAGCGCAACAGCGCGCAGCGGAAATCATCTGGATCACTGGAGAAGTTTACCAGGAGGACGGAACAGAATATTCCCGCACAGGACGCCTTGCGTTTACCTCGGCTCTTACAGGTAAACCAGTGCAGGGCAACAACAAAGGAAGCGTTATTTTCATCATGCGCGAACTTAAAGAAGGTGAGCAGCAGAAAACTCGATACGTTAAAATCAGCGACATTTGCCCTTCGGTGGCAGACCGTCGCGCACGGAAACGGAGCTAAAACCATGCAGAAAGAAAGAAGCGTTTATTTAAATGAAACTGGAGAGTGGTTGTTATTTCGCGCTATGGTTTGCGAGGCGCTTGATAAAAACGATTTCATAAAACCGCTATTAGGTTGCGATCCGTGGGAGTTTACAAGCGCGCTTGACATGAGCTTTGAGGAAACAAGAAAACTACCGCTTGAAAAATGGCATGAGCAGATCGGTAAAGACTTGCAAGAGTTTTACGAATCCGCGTCAAAATAGCACTTTTTGTTAAAACGCCCGACCTTGTGTCGGGCATAATTATTTCATCAAAACGAACAAGAGGAAAATAAAATGGTTGTTTACGATCCACGCGCTTTTAAAATTGCTCAAGAAGTTTCACGCGAATCTGTTGCTGGCGGTTCGGTTAACGGCTATCAGTTTGATTGGTCGGCAGCAATGACCCTGCTTAAGGTTGCATATGGTCACGCGCCAATTGAAACAGCGGAGGAATATTATAAGCATGAAGGTTGAACAAGGTAGGCAGGCCGTATGGGATCACGCAAAGGAGTGTGGGATCTCTGAAGATATAGCCAAGATAGCAAAATATTTTGATATTGCTGACATAAGCATTATAAGCGGCGACAAAATGACATTTCTCAATGAACGACCGCGCAAGATGCATCGCGTACCAGCAATACCAACAAAGATTGATTTCAAAGAGGCTATGGCGAAAATTCGCGAGCCGCGCAAATACTACAAATGAGGATTATTATCATGTGGCGTTTGTTACTTTTGCCCTTACCTGTTATGATGGCGATCTCTATTGTATACGTTGTCATAATGAGATAAGGAGAATTTTTGATGAAGCAAATCAAAATCACAGATGAACAATTTATCAATGAGCGCAAGCAGGGAAAGACATATAAGCAGATCGCTAATGAGTATGGTATGAACGTTCGCAGCATTGAGCGACGCGCGGCACGATTAGCAAAGCAAGGTAAAGTTACAACCATCGGATCACCTGGTTTTGGTGTTACTGGAGAATCAAAGCTAATTGATAAAGATGGCAATGTGGTTATGACATGGATTAAGACAAGTAAGGACCGCGAACAGTTAGAAGCATTAATGCAGGCCGCTATGGATGCATTTAGCGAAGAAGTTCCTCGACTTGATCCACAGCCAGAATCACAAAAGGATTATAGCGAGACGTTATCACTGTATCCGATCTTTGACATGCACTTGGGAGCAATGGCGCACAAGCATGAATGCGGCGAGAATTGGGATACAGCAACAGCAGAGCGCGTAATGAATAATTTTATTGATTATTCCATCCAGTGCGCGCCGGATAGTGAAAAAGCTGTTTTGCTGATTGGCGGTGATATGCTTCACAGTGACGGACTGGAAGCGGTGACACCTGCAAGCGGTCACGTATTGGATCAAGATAGTCGATACGCAAAACTTGTTTATGTTGCCATCCGGTCAGTGCGTAGAGCAATTACAAAGCTGTTATCAAAACACAAAAACGTCGAGATTCAGATCATTGAAGGCAACCACGACCAAAGCGGCATGATCTGGTTGCGCGCAGCAATGGCGGCAGCATATGAGAATGAGCCACGAGTGCATGTTGATGTATCTCCGCGAGTAGTTCATCACACACAATATGGCAAAACATTCCTGGCATACCATCACGGGCATACTATCCGCAAACCTGAAACATTACTCATGATGTGCGCGGCAGACTGGCGCGAAGACTTCGGCAATTCAAAAATGATGTATGCTCACGTAGGGCACTGGCATCATCAAACAGTAACTGAAACAAGCCTGGGAATTGTTGAAGTGCATAGCACTATGGCGGCAAAAGATGCATATGCTGCGCGCGGTGGATGGCGTTCTCGTCGCCGTGCGGCTGTTATTGTTTACGATAAAGAATACGGAGAAGTAGGGCGATTTATGCATTATCCAGAAATGGCTGATTGAACTTTTAATCATTAAAATATAAATATAAATCATCAATTTAATTGGGCGTGGCATTTTGCTTCGCCCTTTTTTTATTCCTTTTTGTGAGTTCAATGGTTAGGATACAAACAATTAATTGTTGACTTTTATCTACAGGAGATCTAATCATGAAAGATTTTTTAAGCGCTGCAACTTCCGGTACTGGCGGCGCGTCAATCACTGGCGCGGTAACTGGTCAAACAACTATCGCAATAGCCAGCTTAGTTTTGATGGCTGCATTTGGTATGTGGGGCGCTTATCTTCGTTGGCGTGATAGTAAGGCGCTACGTGACGCTCTTGAATGCGGTGATATTAAGAAAGCTATTGAGATCAGAGGTAAATAATGAGTATAAAACAAAGAGTGACCGCTGCGGCTTTTGGCGTTGCTCTTGCCCTTACTTCTCCGCTACTGGAGGAAATAGAAGGAGTAAAATATAAGCCGTACAAAGATATTGCTGGGATATGGACGGTCTGCGCCGGAATAACTGGACCTGACGTAATACAAGGAAAAACGTACACACAAAGAGAGTGCGATGCACTACTGGTAAAGCATATCAAGATCGCAAAGGATGAAGTTGATAAGCGTGTAAAGGTTGACATTCCTGATACAATGCGCGCAGCAATGTATTCATTCACATACAATGCTGGAACTGGAGCTTTTAGAAATTCAACCATGCTTAAGCTGATTAATAACGGTCGTTATATGGAAGCGTGCGATCAGTTATGGCGATGGACAAAATACACCAATCCAAAAACAGGAAAGAAAGAAACGTCTAAAGGACTGCGCAACCGCCGCGCGGTGGAATTTAAATATTGCATTAAGGATCTGTAATCATGAGAAAGTTATCAGCAATCGCGATCGCTGTTATTTTGTCTGGATGTTCAAGCGTTACGCCACTGACCGGATTAATCGGTAGTAAGCCGGAAATCACAGCACAGGCAGGAGCGGAGAACGTAAAGCAGACCGTTGGCGTTACCGCAAAGCAGGACACCAGCACAAAACAGGAAACTACAATAAAGGAATCTGCGGTTGATAAGGTGGACAGTTCCAGCAAGAAGGATTTCACTACGTCAACCATTCAGGCTAACACCATCAAGGCTGATAAAATCCAGGTCGTGCAGGGTGAGCAAAGGAAGTGGTACGATCCTATAATCTTTTGCGCGGCAATTTTCAGTGGTCTTTTGTCAATGCTTTACTTTTCCTACCGCAAAGACAACAAAAAGGAGGCTTAACGCCTCCTTTGTTTTATAGTGAATCCATCAAATCTTGAAAGCTGTTTCCGCTATAATCATTCTCGACAAGAATGTAAGCACCTTTCTTCTTTATATCCCATAACATTTCATTGTATTCGTAACGATTTATTTCAAACGTGCTGCCATCTTCTCTTGTCGCAGTTCCTTTGTCGTTGAAAACATCAAAAGTTACATTGATGATTTTTGTCTCTTTCTTTGTTACTTTGATAGCCATTTTTAAAATCCTCATATTCGTTTCGATGAAACAAATATACCCGATACTAGATCGGGTGTTTTAACAAAAAGTGCTATTCGATACGCTTTACAGTAACCAACAAAACGCCGTCATCATCACACAAATTATGCTCTGATATATCAAACGCTCGCATGTCAGAATGAATGAGCGTTAACATTGCGTGCATGAAGTCGTCATGTGAGATTGAACTTACGGCGCAGAACTTCAATATTTTGTCTATTAGCATTTGACGTAAACAATTCTTCATCGCTCATTTCTCCGATCCGTAAAACATCCCTTACCCATTCGTTTTGCATACCTTCCAGGCTGTAAAGTTCAAACGAGAAAGGGCGATTTGCTGATCCTTTCTTACACCAGAACTTTCCACCAACTCCATCAAGATAACCAGCCGTCATCATTCTTGCGCAAAATTCTTTTGAAACGGCAGTTGCAAACATCCTCGGAGTAAATCCTGCGGCCCTTGCGAGCCGCTCACATTCTCTGTGCTGAAAGATAAATTTTGCTATATGTTGACGTGTAAACCATTCGAATGACTCACACCAGCGATACAGATCCAGAAGAAACATAATTACCCTAGCAATGTTGGATTTACGAAAACAACGCCATTAATCACACAAATATAATTTCTTTCCTCAAGCATCGGAAGCAGTTGCGTTTCCATGCGCTTCATTACGCCAGCCTGACCAACAAACGGCTTAACTTTTCGTGCGGCCTCATATATGGCGCGAACATTCAAGATTCCCTTATTAGCCTTTCCGTGTCGAGTGATGATCTCGATTAGTTTACCCATTTCAGCATCATCACCAGCGTAGCCAGAAGCGTTGGCGGCGCTAATGTATGTTTTGCTCAACTCGCTAAACATCAGCAATGCTTCCTGAACGGTTTCAACCTCAATCTCTTTCGACTTCTGAGGGTATCCACCAGGATTAAACCAATTGCGGATAGTGTGCAAAACCGAAGCAATCCTGATCACCTGCTTATCCATTTTGCCAAGCGCACCTCGCAGCATTGTATGCGAATACTTTCCGCCATCAGCAAGATGCGGTTCCATCTCCTGACGAGCCATGTTAAGCACTCGCATTGCGGATTTGCTGATCTTAAGCTGGATGTTTGATTCGCTCATGATGTTATGGATCAGCTTAAAATATTGGCTTTTCAGTTCTCCATCAACAGGTTCATAAGTCGAATCACCGTTATCATCAACAAATTTTCGACGACCTAAAAATGATTCTTCACGCACAAGCAAATAACGTTCACTCACACCGATACCGCGCGATCCTGCATCCATGATGGCATTAATTGTTTCATCCTGGGCAATTACTGCCATACAGCCAAGAGCTTTAAAACTCATGTTATTGTCTGCGTTTGCGCGAGCTATAGAAACATGACCGTGATCCCATGCTTTTAGCACAAGTTCGCTGTTTGTTTTGCGTTCGCTATTGGCATATGTCAGACCTAAAAGGCTGTTAATACTCGTTGCCTCGTCTGAAATTACAGCAAAGTTACCCTGGCGATTGTTGATTCTTGCAAGTCCTTCAGGCGTGGTGTCTGAAACAGGGAAAACAATGTCACACATCTTTTCCAGCTTTTCTTCAAGATCTTCTTTCTCCTGGTATAGCGATTCCATATCAGCACCAGATCGCTCGCTCTTCATCTCTTTTGCAAGACCTGCCAACTTTGCCTGAATCTTTTTCCGCTCCTTCTTTCGCTGATCATTAATTCTTTCCACTTCAGCAACCATAGGAGCAAGAGCCAGGCTGTTAACGGCAGATTTACCAGTTGAAGGAGGCTGGCTTGTGACAACATAAAGAGCGGTTGGCTGATCCGTTCCGTGATACTCAACCGTGAATCGCCCAAGCATTGCAGCAGACACACAGCCGATAAAATGCATATATGCCGATGATTCAGGGAATTGAACAGATCGAGCAATGTTTCGCGCCAACTTTCCAACAACATCAACATCATTGCCAAGAGAAATTACAGGGTAGCGATCGTTTCCGTTATTAACATCATTAACCTCACCCCAAAAGCTGGACGATTGACGGTATCCGTTAGCCTGAATGGACACGCGCACCGGAGACAATCCTTGTGCATCAGCTAATTCGATAATTTGTTTTGGTGTTAGTTTATTGGTTTCAAACGAAAAATTCATTGATGATAACTCCTTTTTGATGCGGCAATAATACCGCACCAATGCTACCCGCATTTAACAAAAAATGCTATTTTATCCGCTCTATGCTAACTAAGATTTTTTCTGGTTCCTTTGCGCTATGGCAATGCGCGGTTACAGAATCAACAAAATCAAAGTAAAGTGATTTGTGATATGAGAATCCAATCAGCCACCCAACCATCGTTTTCTTTATTGGCCTGACTACATCGCCAGGCCTGAAGGTTTTTGTTGCTGAATAAGTCACCTTATAGCGATATTCAGTCTTGATCACTTATACATAGCCTCAAACAAATGACAGCCACCAGCGGAAAACCCTACTTCTTCGCGGTATAGCGTCCAGCGGTCGCCAGCTTCATCAAACACATAACCAGCAACAGCGCCAAGCGCGCGGCCTTGCTCAATCTGGTAGCGCTTTCCTTCTTTGAAATGCTTTTTACAAGGGATCTTGTGATCTACAAAGGTGCATTTAATTGTTTTTGTCTTGATATGACGATAGTCAGACTCAACAGCGTTTTGCCACTTACTACCCTTTGTAATGCTCTTTACCTGGAATTGTTCCAACTCGATCACATCATCGCTACCAGCAATTTTTTCGTATACAGCTTTATAACGACCGTTCATCAAAACGTTGGTTTTATTGCAGATAACTTTCATCGTTTATTTCTCCTTTCGTTTCGGTGAAGTGATTATGCCAGGCTTTTACACCTGGCTTTTAACAAAAAGTGCTATTTTGCGTTAGCTTCAAAGATTGCGCGAGCAAAACCGCGCGGTGTGAGGGAGCGGATCATCTTTGTACGAGATGATTTTCCGCCAGTTTTGGCCCAGCCAGGATTATCCTTGTCGTCCTCTTTCGGTAGGATCGTTGCGCGCGGAGGAATAACAAAGCCGTTACCAGTCCAAAGGCATGTTTTCTTAAAGTACCGATCCCGCGCCGGAATAATATCAGGGAAGTCGGGATGTTTATCATCTTCCGGCAGATAGCCAGCGTAATCGCACGGATGGAACGTATAATCAGGCTTACGCCATAACGTTGACAGCTTGCCTACAGGATTCTCTATCATGTAAGGAACACCGAAATAATCAGCGATATGCGCGGCTATTTTGCAAGTGTCGGCGGCCTCATTTTGGAAGTTAGGATTTTCCATGCGCTTTTTAGCCCAATGGCGAGATCCGCTGTTTGCTAATTGTGTGCAAGGTGGGAAGGCCATAATGAAATCAGGCTCGCCCCATGTTTCAAGGCACGCTTTATATATAAAATCAGCATCAATCCACACATTAACGTAAAAAATGTTATCATGGATTATGCGCACTGATTGGTAATCTCCGTGATCGGCATCATCGTAATTAAAGCAAATGCATTTATAACCAGCATCAGCCCAATCTTTAACAGCCTTACCAGATCCATCAAACAAAGAGAAAATTAAAC